CCCGGCGCGATGACCTGATTGGGCTTCGGTCGCAGGCCCAGCGGCACGCTATCGGGCGACTCGGGCCCGACCAACTGCCAGAACTGGGCGTTGACGATGTTGTGCATCAACTGGCTGCCCGACGTCAGGCGCTCGTCCTTCTCGCGAATAAGTTGCTCGATGTCGAACAGTTCAGGGCGACCGCTGGGCACGCCCGGGATGTAGGTGTTGAACAGCGGGACGTACGGGATCGCGCCGTCGTACTCGGTGAACTTGAGGTTCTGGGCGACCTTGTTGCCGACGATGATCGCATTCCACGTGTCATGCGTGACGGCCTTCAGTTTCTTGCCCTTGGGCGGGACCTTCGACTTGGGCTGGCGGTACCAGTAGTCCATGACCTCGATGGAGCCACCGGCCCACATCGAGCGACGGGCCATCGTCCAACTGCCGAACGCGGCGACGGGCAGCAGGTACGGATACGGCTTGCCGTCCTGCCCTGTGCGCTCGACCGCGACGAGGCCGTAGGTGCTGAAGATCGCCTCGGGGGTCATCAGGTACGAGTAGCACGCCCAGTCGAGCGACCTGTAGTCCGACTGGCCCCAGCCCAGCCACAGGTTGCGCGGCTGGTCAACGATGTCGACCCGGGGGAAGCCGGTGTCGGGGTCCCACCAGACCTTGGCGGCGGTCCGGCCGTAGAGGCCCTTGACCACACACGCCTTGTGGCCGATCAGGTCGAGGTCGATCTCGCCCTTCCACGCCGAGTACAGGCGCTCGGTCATGGCCGCGAGCCCGCGAGCCTCCTCGCTGTCCACCAGCGGGACGAGGTTCTCGATGGGCGGCGTCGCTTGGAGCGCAGCCGGGATGTCGACGTAGATCGGCGGTGTGTTGATCGAGATGTGGGCCTTGCCCGGCAGCGTCGCGCTGCTGTGATACCACCAGTGCGACGCGCCCTTCTGGGCAAGGACCGCCTCGTCGGGCGGGTAGTAGAGCGAGTCCCAGCGGTCACACGCGGCGGCGAAACCCTGCTGTTCCGACCACAACTGGGTGCGCCGCGCCTGAAGCGACTGGAGCAGGTCGAGTTCCTCTTCGCTGTATTCGCCGTTGAGGAAGTCTGCCTGTGAGAACTCGATAGCCTTGTTCAGGTCAAGTGTGGCTAGGGCCACCGGGTCCACCCCTCTATCGAGACTCCTGCGCCGCCTTGATGCGTGCCAGCAGTTCTGCGGGGAATGCTACTGCACCTGTCGACCCCCCGAAGTAGTCGAACGGGACCTGATCACTGGCCGCCCCCGGATTGCGCTTGGCGACGTCGACCGCGACAGCCAGCGCCATGACCGCATCCTGCTCGATCTTGCGGTCGTCCAACTTGTAGCCCAGCAACTGCCGTCGGACGCCCAGCCACTTGCCGTGCTTGGGCAGATGCAGCCGTCCCTCCTCGATGACCTTCTTGAGGGCGTTGAGGAGACTGAGTTTCTTCTGACGCGTCCCGCCGAACTCGACCATGCGCACCGGGATCGGCAACAGGTCACGGAACATCTTGCCGCCGTAACCCGTGGCATCAAGACCGGTGTGGCACGTGATCCGAAGAGCCGCGTCGGTGTAGGCGTGATGAGCATGCAGCGCCAAGCCAGCCACGACCTGACCGGTCTGCCGACCACTCAGGCGCTCGACCCACGAACCGTTCCACGCGACGCCGCCCGTGATGTCAAGGACGATGCTCCACGTCGAGTCATAGGTCAGCGCCGGATCGACGCCCTGCACGTACCTGTGTCCACGCAGAGCGGGCGATGTTTCAGGCAGAGCGTTGTCGAACACGGCGTTGACGCTCTGTGCGCCGAAGAACGCCTCGCGTGACTCGATGGCGAAGCCGTCGATGTTCTGGGGCACCAGATACGGCGGCATCGCCGCGACCAGACGGTCGAAGAAGCGTTTGTCGATGCCGAAGCCGATGTTCTCGCGGGTGCTGATCCTGAGCGAGATGGAGTCGATCTTCTTGTCCGGGGCGTCGGGGTTGCCCTCGTCCCACTTGTCGGCGAACGCGGTGAGTCCCTCGGTCATCGTCCCGATCAGGATCAGTTGTCCACCCGTGGACAACCGTCGCATGTGCAGGACTTCGTCCACGATGAAGTCGAAGTTGGGCTCGAAGGCGCACTCGTCAAAGGACTCGCCGTCCATGTCCTTGCCGAGTGACCCGATGGCCCGCTCGCCCGTCGTCCGGAAGTGGATCGTCGCACCGCCCAGCAGGGGGTGCAGTTTGATCATCAGGTACTCGCCCCGGTACTTGCGTGACCAGTCGGCCATGTTCTCGCCGAATATCTCGCTGATCGGGCAGCCGTTGGTCTGGGCCTCGTGGTTGCCCGACAGCAACTTGGTGATCTCGTAGTAGACGAGTTCGGCGACCTCGCTATGAACGCCAAAGTGATACCACTCATAGCCGAGTCTTAGCCATCGCTCCACGGAGCGCAGGTCGAGCGGGTTCGGAGGCTCCTTGCCCATCTTGTAGATGCACGAATGGAGGATCACGACGGCCAGACCCAACGTCTTCCCGGCGCGGTTTCCGGCGGCGATGGCGAGGGTCAGATACCTCGCCATCCAGCGCGTGTCGTCGCGCATGATGTACGCCTTGAACATCCGCGACTGACCGGGGTGGGGCGTGAAGCCCAAGAACCGCTCGCAGAAGAAGTCGACGTCCCAGCGCCCGCGCTGGAGGTCGGTCGCGAAGTCGGTCGTGGCGAAGGTCCCGAAACTACCGGGTCCGCTCGCGACCTTCGCCGCCGCAAGGTTAGCCTTCGCCCGGCGCGTCCTCGCCGGGCCCGGGTGCTTGGCCTCTTGGTTGCGTGACTCGTTGCGTCCTCGCGTGGTCGCGATGGACGGCACGTCAGCGCACGGCTTCGAAGAGGCCGATGGGAGCGAGCCCGTCGGAGAGTTCGGGCGCTTCGTCCGGTGTGACGTCGATGATCACCCGGTCCTCGATGACCGCAATCGGTGGCATCACCATCGCCCCACTGAGTAGTCTGGCGATGTTGATCGCGACATCGCGGTCGGCCTGCTTCTCGGCTCGGCGATCCAAGAGAGCCTGCGCGGTCAGTCCGTGTTGGGCCGTGACCCGAAGGTCGCCCGCTTGGAGCAGTTCGGTGGCGCGCTTCTGGACGAGCGTCGCGAAGTCCATCTCGGCGGTCGTCTTCGCCTCACGCGACGCGTCCGCGATCTGCTGAGCGAGGACTTCGGGCTTGACGCCCTTGAGGCAGATGCGGAAGTGCAGACCGAAGGTCGCTCGCTTGATCGGTCGGCCCAGTTTGCGCGACTCGGTCTGAAGGTCTTCCAAGCGCAGCCCGGCCGCCTTCAGGGCGTGGTACTGGGCCTTGTAGGGGCTGGCGCAGACGGGACAACGCTTGCGCTCGGGGTCGGGCGTAGCAGACACGCGCAGAGGGTACCACCACGTCGAAAGCCCCCGGACAAGTCACAGGGGCCTCCGACTGACCAACTCGGCAGCCGATACGCGCGACTGCGAGCCGTGGCTGCGTCCGCACCGCTGCGAACGAGCGGACTCTAGCATAGCGCGCTTGACGTTTCACGTGTTACTGATATAGCATCTGTTACATCAACACCCCCACAAGGAGGCACCAAGTGCCGCTCATCACCGTCACCGCCGGAACGCCGGTCCTCAAGGCCGGGACCTACCCGGCCACGCTGATCGGGATCAAGCCCAAGCGCATGGCAACGAAGTTCAGCAAGCCCGGCGAGGAAGACGACTTCCTTGAGTGGACGTGGCTGGTCGAGGGCGCGGACAAGGACGTCGAGGTCACGTCTCTCACATCCGTCGCAACCGGCCCGAAGTCCCGCATCTTCGAATACCTGACGGCCCTGCTCGGTGCCGGGAACGTCAACATCAACGACGGCTTCGATGAGAACGACCTCGTCGGCAAGAAGGCCCAGTTGAGCATCGTCGTGACCGACGACGGCTTCAGCAAGGTCGACCAGATCGTGGCCCCGGTGGTCACCCGGTCGCAGGCCGCGAAGGCCGCCGCTGCGGCTCCTGCCGCCCCGGTCGTGGCTCCATCGCCTCCCGTCGACACGGAACTGGACGATCTGCCCTTCTGAAACGCGGTGTAACAAGTCATGCTACAGTGGAGCCCGCCTCTTTCCCCCGGAGAGGCGGGTTTCACTGTTTCTGGAGGACTGTCCCGTGTCAACCGACCGCGTGACGACCGTCACGGCGTACACCATGACCGAAGCCGCCCGCAAACTCGGCATCAGCCGGATCACCCTCTGGCGGGCCATCCGCGACGGCAAGTTGGCGTCTCACAAGCAGGGCAACGCCGTGCTGATCTTCAGCGCCGACCTGCTCGACTATGTGCTGTCGCACCGACAGGGTGCGGGCATCCCCGGGGCGTAGACTTCCGGGTCCAGACAACCGAAGACCCCGCTGGCGAAAGCGGGGTCTAAGGCCCTCAGCACCGCCCCAGAGGAACGAGCGCAGGGATGACAATGCCAGAAACTCCCGTTCCGCGCAATGCGGACCGTATCAACGCCGCCCTCAATCACCTCACACAGGGCTTCGCCGCCTTCAGCGTCTGGTCGACGCTGCCCAACGGGGTGTGCAAGTGCGTCAAGGGCGTCGACTGCACCTCACCCGGCAAGCACCCCATCCCCAAGGACGGCTTCAACGCCGCCAGCGTCGACCCGGAACGGGTCAGCACCATGCTCAAGGCCGGGAGCGACCCGAACTACGGGATCGTCTGGCCCTTGGGTGACATCATCGTGGTCATCATCGATGTCGACGGCGCGGACTGGGTCCAGCGCCTGAAGGAACTGAGCGTCACGCGGGGCAAACTCCCAGCGACGAAGACCACGCGGACGCCCAGCGGTGGGCTACACCTGTTCTACATCTGGCCGCCGGGCGTGCCGGTG